ATTGTTTTCTTGAACTTTTTGAATGTTGTAAGACCCATATTAAATATCAAATTGATTATGGCTTCTTGCTGTAAACCAGTCAACCCTGCAAACCAAGCAAAGTTTTCTTTACACTCAGCATGTACCCTGCCTATGTCATTAGACAATAAATAATTAATTTCTTCATTGCTCAAGCCTACATCGTCAAGGTTTCTGCCCACTCCGATAGTCAGTTTATTAGCGGTGCAATGGTAAGGCTTACTACGCACACCTTCATGTATTTTTAGCTGATCTGCTAATCTTTGTTTATTTATCACCTTTATGGCTCGCTCCAAAGTAGAATGACGTGATAGAAGAGATTACTCCGCCTAAATAACCAAGTACTAACGAGACTATGGTATCGCTGTTAGCCTCTGGTGGCTGTCAGGAAACAAGGAAGATATAACTCACAAATCCGCAAAGAGATATAAGCGCGACAACTCTAGGCGTCCAATCACCTTTAAAAGCTTGTCTGGCGTTTTGCGTATCTTGTGTCTCTAAATTAAATATATCAACATCTAGCTTTTTCATTTGAGCTTCAAACTCAAGCTCAGCTTTTTTGATTTCTGCAAGTTGCTCTGGGGTAGCTGTTTGCATAGCTGTGTTTATTGATTTAGGGTCAGGTTTGCACCCTAATACAGCACTAATCGCATTTGCCGCTGTTCCACCTAACGGACCAGCTAGCGCAGTACCTAATGTGGGTGCAACTGCACCAATAATACCTTTCAATGCACCAAAGTCCATTATTTCACCCCTTTAAATTTCATTCCTTTTATAGCCGCACCGCCACCGCGAATACCATCTTCTCTATGTGGGCACGAACCCATAGTAACTTCGCCACCATCTTTCATTTTCATTGTGCCTGTACGCATAGCTTCAAAATCGGCACCTGTAATCTTATTTTTAGGGGCAGCTTGCGTAGCAATTTTCTTTTGTTTTTCTGAAAGTTCTACCATACCACCTTCAGCTTTTTTCGCAGTTTTAGCAGCATCTTTAAAATCTTGTGCGCTAGGTGCGCCTTCATCACCCGCCTTACGCATTTTTTCACCGCTACCTGCTTTGATTCGCTTACGCTTTTTGTTGATATTTTCATATAAGGACATTATTCACCTCTATTTTGTTGGGCTTCTCTACTTATTTGCGCTCTTTGGTCAGCAATACCTTCTTGGCTTTGTATACGCTCTCTAGCGATAGCACTTTGATCAGCTGATTTTTGTTGGTCTGCTTGCAACTTAGCTTGATCTAACATTTGATCTGCTTGTTGGTCTTGCTCTTTCAACTGTAATTCTTTCTCTTTCAACGCAACCAATGGGTCTTGTTGCTGTTGCGGAGGTTGTGCAGCTTGCACTTGTTGTTGGTAAGCCGTGATCAACTGGCTTTGGATTCTGGCCACTTGTGCTTGGAACTGTGCTTCTGGCACTTCACCCTGCACTTGCTCCACCGATTGTTGAGCCATTTTTATAGCTTGTAATCTCAAATGGTCGTATATGTGCTTTTCTAATTGCAAACCTACCGCAGGTTGCATGGTCACAACAGGCGATTTCATATAAGCCATATGCACAGCAATATGCGCTTCATGATCCTGTTCTTCAAATGCTTTTAATTTTATCAAATGCTCAGTAGCATCAGAAGCGTTAAAGTTTTCTGTGATTGGGTCAATAGGCTCGCCTCTATCTTTTGGCGGCAGTATCTGGTCAATGTTCTTAACACCAAGCGCATCGTAAACTCTGTAATAAGCTTCGTACATATTATGCAATCTTGGTTGGCCTTGGGCTAACTGCAACTGCTCTTGGGCTAACATCACTCGTTGCGACATACTAAATATATTAGGGTCACTAACAGGTAATATATCAACAGCCGCACTAAAATCTTCAGAGCTAATCTGCATTGTCTTACCTGTCTTATACGGGTAAGGCTGGGGGTTCTCAGCTATTAAGCGGGACAACATTTTTAATTCATGTTTCATGCTGCTATGCAAACGCTTATGCACAGCAGAAACCACTCGACTACCCCGCTCTAACAACGCAACCGTTGTACCAACAGGCATATCGCCATTGACATTACCTACATCACCCATTCCTAGGTCTGTAGTGCCAACAAACTTTTGCGCGGCCTCTACAACAAAACCCATCAACTGGAACAACACGCTGCTCGGCTCTTTGTAAGGTAACGGCACAATACTGCCTTTTAAATCACCTCCGGGAACATCAACATCTCTAAACTCTCCAGGATTCAATGGCGCATCTTCATCAGCAATACGCATACCTCTAGCCTTGAAACCACTGGGCATATTGCTTAAAGTACCCGCATCGATCAATTGTCGGAGGTTCGAGGTCGCTGTACGACTCAAATTACCCAATAAATGGATCAAACCGAAGCCATAAAACCCTAATCCAGGAGTGAATTTATACTGCACAAAATGAGGTATTTTGGCCTTTTTTAAGTCATCAGGAGCATAATTACGTCGTATACTGAGCACTTCTTGCGTTTCTTTGCACACAGTTACCACATAAGGCAACTTTATACCTGTTTCTTCGCCATTATCATCAGTATCTGGGTACTCATCTACATCTAAATAGCAATGAGACTCGTATAATGTAAAATCTTTATCACCATAGCCACCGCTACGGCCTTCTAAATCATCATATGCCTCTTTTATATCTAAGTTTTCATCGTTTTGTCCACCTTGGGACTCAGACATCTTAGAATATACGCCATTTACCTGCATCTTAAGCAGTTCGTTCTCAGTTATACTGATAACATGCGTTACTCTATCAGCACTTTTCAAGTCTGTAGCCGAATAGTTGACTATTACGTCCTCGCTGGGGATAAACTTACTCACGGGGCGGCCTAACATATCGTCAAAGTACACTTTTTTAAACGCACTACCCGCCAAACCCAAGTAATAAAGCATCTGGTCGAACTCTGGCTCGTACTCTTCCATCTCGTGCATGAGTATGTAGTTCATATACTCTTGTACTCGGTGCGCGGACTTCTCTGTTTCTTTAGTTGGCTGACCTAATACTTGTGCGCGGACTGGTCCGCTGCTTGGCAACATCTCTTTATACGCTGCTGCCTGAAACTGCGTCACGGCTTCATTCAATACGGGGTGTACTACGCCTGTTGCACCTGCAAAAGGTTCAGTTCTTTCCTCGTATTTCATGCCTAATAATTTCAAGCCCTTGATATACGCTTCTTCCCAATCTTCACGGGTAGACCTATCGTCTTCTACGCTACCTATGACAGACATACTTATCCCTGTCTTACTATCTTCAGAAAGGCTCTCTGTCAAATTAGCAAAAAAATCTTCTGGCTCTTCTCCTAACATGACTTCTTCCGCGCCAAAAAATATTTCTACACCTTCGCTTTCATCTGGCACTATCTCTATTTCCACATCCATGATTTCTGTATCCATGGGGGGAGGTTCTATATCTATGCCATCAAAAGCCATTTGGAATTCTTCTGGTGCTTCTACTAACGCTTTATCTATATTGTTAAACTGGTCATCTGCCATCAGTAATATACCCTTTGTTTAGGCGCACTTTCTTCATCTTTATAATCTTCGGGGTGTGAAACAAAGCCACCTTCGCGGAATCTTCTCAACGCTTGCGTCACGGTATCGACATAATCGTCATGCTCACCAGCAGGAAACGCTGCACATTCTTCAATCACTTCCTCTGCCCATGTCGTGTCAGGAGCCCATACTAACCCAGACTCCAGCATAGGGGCAATCGAATTTACTCGCGTCAACTTATCATTACCCCTGCTCGGGCTATAATTGACCACTGGAATGCCCATGGTTCGTAGCTCTTGGGTCAGCGGCATACCACTCGCCTTTGCCTCCACTATGACACACTCAGGATCCCAATACTTAAATTCCTCTAACGCCTTACGCCTCAGCTCGGGAAACTCCCATCTGCCACGGCTAGCATCAACCAATATTATCTGCGGTGGTCCACTTTCATTCTCATAAAATACACCCCACGTAGTTATGGCACTATAATCCGCTGTCTCCTGCTTACTAAATGCCGTATCATAACTTTGCATAATATACTGCAACTGCGGGAGTTCTTTAGGTTCCCACTTACGCCACCAATTTCTCTTCAATATGGCAGACGTCTCACTAGTCGGGTTCTGTTGCCACTGCGCTTCCCACTTACCTACAGAAAGGCTTCCCTTTACCGCCAACAAATCTTCTTGCGCCCAAAACTCTGGCCACAACGGTTTATCATCTTTCATCAACGCGGGGAACTCTACAACCTCCCACTGGTCTGCCAACGGGTCTCGCCCCTGCTGGCGCAACAACTTACCCGTTAGGTCGTTCTCTGCCCAACGAGTCATAATAATTATGATACTGCCTCCGGGCTGCAACCGCTGCCGTGGACCAGACGTATACCACTCATAAGCATGCTCCAATGCCGTAGGGCTAAGCGCATCTTGCTCACTGTGCGGGTCATCAATTATCAACAAATCCGCACCCCTACCAGTAACCGCACCACCTACACCTGCCGCAAAGTACTCTCCACCCTTACTCGTCTCCCATCGTCCTGCCGCTTGGCTATCCGCTCGTAACTCAACATTTTCAAACACAGCCTTATACGTCTGCTCATTCATCAAGTTCCGCACCTTACGGCCAAATCTATACGCCAACTCAGCCGTATGCGTTGTCTGCATTATCTTCAACGTAGGCACTCTACCCATAAACCACGCTGGCACTAAATAACTTCCAAACTCACTCTTAGTATGTCGCGGGGGCATATTCACAATAAGCCTCTTCAACTCTCCTCGCGCCATGCGGTCAAACTTTTCAGCCATTATCTTATGGTGTCGCCCTTCTATAAACTCTGGCCACACTACATTGCAAAACTTCATAAAACTATCTCGCGCAGCCTCTCCCTCAGCCAACGACTTATATCGGTCCATCAAATTTGCTAACTGCTTAATTCTATCTTCGGGGACTAAATTTTGATCAGTCATATATTTAAAATTTCTAAAAAATTTTAGGGGGGTAGGCCATGGACAATGTACCTTGGTTTCTAGGGGCTGTAAAGCGGAACTCGGTTGATAATTTTTTGGTACGTAATTATTTGTTCAAATTAGGGTTAAAGCTGACGCTTTAACCCCATTCTCTTCTCTGGGGGGGCTGGTTACTTTTTAACCTAACCTGTACAACGGGCAATAAAAAAGGCTAGCCAATTGGCTAGCCTTTTATGGTGCTAGCGTTATTTAACGCTAGCCGTTGCAGGTAATTGCAGTTTAATAACGCCAGTACCAAAACCAACAGCGTTTTTATTAATGCCGCCACTAAGGGCAACGGCAACCAAGCGCCAACTTGGGCTACCCATGCGGTATTTATTTGGGCTTTTTTGGCAAGTGCCGCTAACAAATGCAAAATAGGCTAGCAGTTGCGCCAGTGTAAATTGCTTGTTAGTAGTTGCGGCCATGCTTGGGCATGGGTTATTAGCAAAGCTTGCGCTAGGCTGTA